AAAAAAAATAGAAATACATGAAAACTACGGAACAATTAAATACATTTACGAGTGTAGAAACAAAGGACAAACAAGAATCTTCGATTGATGTAAATTTCGAAAATATAGAAAATACACCATTCACAATAGTAGAACAAAATGGAGAATACTTTGGAACATTAGGAAATCATAGATTAACGGATATTTACGAAGATAAAGAAGAATGCAAAAAAGACCTAACAGAGATAACATGGAATAGATTAGTACAAGTAATTTGGGGTATTTCAGAGAAGTTTAACAAAATTAAAATAGAAGAAAATGAGTAATCAAGTAACATTAGGAGGCGATAGACTAGGCGCCGGAAAAAAACAAAAAGTAGACTTAAGAAGCTATGAAAGAAGTACACATGACTTAAGTTATATATGGAGAAGTACAATGGCAAGTGGAACATTAGTACCATTTATGAGCGAAGTAGCACTACCAGGAGACACATTCGATATTGATCTAGATGTAGATGTAAAAACACACCCAACAATCGGACCATTATTCGGAAGCTATAAAGTACAATTAGACGTATTTCAATGTCCAATAAGATTATACAATGGAAAGTTACACATGAACTTACTAAATATTGGTATGAACATGAACCAAATAAAACTACCATTAATTAAAATGGAAGCAGACGGGACAAAAATCGGAGATAATGACCAAATCAACCCAAGTAGTATATTCAGTTACCTAGGAATTAGAGGTCTAGGAAAAGGGCAAGGAACAGTAAAAAGAGAATTTAACGCAGTACCATACTTAAGCTATTGGGATATCTATAAAAACTATTACGCAAATAAACAAGAAGATTACGGAGCATATATTCATAGTAATAATAATATAGTAAGTAATCAAGTAATGAACTTTAAATTATTAGATAGTAGTGGTAACGGAGGAACAATAGACCCACCGGGAGTAGGTAACCCATTATCAATAGCATTAGTAAAAGCAGAAATAGACTTTCTAAATAGTTATGAACCAGACCCGAGAGGAATAGCAGTAAACATAACATTCTTCAATGGAGTAACAGTAGTAAAAAATTTAACTGATATATTCAAAAATATAGAATGGGATAGTACAATTAATCAATTAATTTGTACAAATGTAAATGACCCATATAGACCAACAAATACATATATTGATTATACTTACAATGGAGATACATTATCAAATAAAAGACCACAAGTAGTGTTCTTCCAATTAGATAATATTGATACAATGAGAGAAATGATATTACAAAATACAATGTCAGGGTCTACATTCACAATTGATTCAAATAGTTTAGCACCTTATGGACCACCATTAGATCAAGGAAATTATGGATATAGCAAAACTGAAACACAAGAAGGACTAGCATTAAAAACATACCAAAGTGACTTATTTAATAACTGGGTAAGCACTGACTGGATAGACGGACCTAACGGAATTAACTCAATTACAGCAGTAGATACATCAAGCGGAGAATTTACAATCGATAGCTTACAATTAAGTAGAAAAGTCTATGATATGTTGAATAGAATCGCAGTAAGTGGAGGTACATACGATGATTGGTTAAACGCAGTATATACACACGAAAGAACTAGAAGCCAAGAAAACCCAGCATATATGGGAGGACTAATTAAAGAACTAGCATTTCAAGAAGTAGTAAGTAATGCACAAGCAAGTACTGAAGATGAAAACCAACCATTAGGTACATTAGCAGGTAAAGGAGTATTAACAAATAAACATAAAGGAGGTAAAGTACATATTAAAATTGACGAGCCGAGCTATATCATTGGAATAGTGTCACTTACCCCGAGAATTGATTATTCCCAGGGTAATAAGTGGTCGGTGAACCTATTAACATTAGATGATTTACATAAACCAGCATTGGACGAAATAGGATTCCAAGACTTAATCACGGATCAGATGGCATGGTGGGATACAACAATTATCAATAATAATACAGTATTCAAAAGCGCTGGAAAACAACCAGCATGGATAAACTATATGACAAACGTTAACGAATGTAGAGGTAACTTCGCAGACCAAAATACAGCAAAAGGAGACGGAGGACAAATGTACATGACATTAAATAGAAGATATGAACAAAGTCCAATAGGAAATATTAAAGACTTAACAACCTACATAGACCCTTCAAAATTTAATAATATATTCGCAGATGAAAGACTAGACGCACAAAACTTCTGGACACAAATCGGAGTAAATATTACAGCAAGAAGAAAAATGTCGGCTAGATTAATGCCAAACTTATAATAAAAAAAAAAGGGGAGGAAACTCCCCTAATATTAACTTAAAAAATAATTAAAATGTATAAAATTAGAAATTATAGTAACACAAGTATAGATATAAACCAATCAGTAGAAGGGGAAACTATAGAACAAAAAATTGAAAGAGTAACAACAAACAAAGAGCCAATTAAAGACGGAGCACCATTAATTTACACTGAAAGAAAAGACGGAGTGCAAGCGGGTTATAATATCAAAACGGATAGATTCGAAATAGCAGTTGAAGCTATGGATAAAGTAACAAAAAGCAACTTAGCACAAAGAGAGCATAAAGCAAAACTAGAAGTAGTAAAAGACAGCGGAGCTGAGTCAATACAAGGCACCGAAGGAACAAATAATTAATTAACAAAAATTAAGCGGTACGCATGTATTCTTATATATCAAGTATATAGTACCGCTTTTAAAAAAAGCGCGAAAAAATGGATGACTTTGGATCAGCAATAGGACAACTAGGAGGATTTCTAGGAATGGGATTTAACCAAATGGGACAAAACCAACAAAATTATAATACACAACAATTTATGGCTATGCAACATTCAAATCAAAGAAACTTGAATGAACAAATGCAAAAAATACAGCAAGAGAATTGGGATTATACAAATTATGAAAATCAAGTAAAACATTTGAAAAATGCGGGACTTAACGTAGGACTACTATACGGCCAAGGCGGAGCTGGTGGTTCAACAATGGGTGGAGCAAGTGGAGGAAGCGCAGCAATGGGAAGCGCAGCACAAAACAATACACCTCAAGTAATGGCACAAATGTTACAAGCAATGATGATGAAAAGTGAGATTGCGAAAAACGAAAGTGAAGCAAATAGAAACAACGCAGACGCTGACAAAAAACGAGGAGTTGATACAGCAAATACTCAAGCAGATACACAAGTAAAAGAAATGACAACTAAAAACATGGAATTACAAAATAACTTGCAAAGTAGAAGCATGGAAGATGTATTAGATACAATTAAATACAATAGAGATACAGCTGTAGCAAATAGTTCAAAAGCAATAACTGAAGCAAACGTAAGTGCATCAACAAAACAAGCACAAATTGACAAAATAAATGCAGAAGCAATAAACGAAGCATTTAAATTAACATTAATGAAAGCAGATGTAAATCTTAAAGATGAACAAGCAAGAGCAATAACGCAAGAACTAGCTCAAGAATGGGAAAGACTTAGTATAGAAGTAGATAAAGTAGGTACGATGAAAATGAAAAATGCAATAGATGAATTTACAGCAAAAATAAACGCTAAACTAGGTCAAGGAAACTTGCAAATGCGACAAATAGAAGCTGGACTTAATGGAATGGGAAAACTATTAAATAGAGGAGTAAATGTAAATAATAGCGGACCAAGAAATACAACAGTACATAACTATTAAAAAAATGTGTTTATATCCAAAACTTATAAAAAATAGAAAGTACATAAGTAACAAAAAAAACGGCGGGGTAATTCCTGCCGTTTTAGATAATAGAGTACTATATGTGCCAATAGGCTGTCAAAAATGTATAGAATGCAAAAAACAAAAAAGCAGAGAATGGCAAGTCAGACTACAAGAAGAAATAAGACATAATAAAAATGGTAAATTCGTAACATTAACATTCAGTAATGAAAGTATAAAAGAATTAGCAAACGAAATAAAAGGAATAAGCGGATACAACCTAGACAATGAAATAGGAACACTAGCAGTTAGAAGATTTTTAGAACGATGGAGAAAAAAATATAAAAAAAGCGTGAAACACTGGTTAGTAACAGAGCTAGGAGGAAACGGAACTGAAAACATACATTTACATGGTATAATATGGACGAACGAATCAGCAGAAACAATTAATAAAATATGGAAATATGGATTCACATGGATAGGAGATAAAAATAACGACGGATACGTAAACGAAAAAACAATAAACTATATAGTAAAATACATAAGTAAAACCGATGAAAAACATAAAGAATATAATAGTAAAATACTCACAAGTGCTGGGATCGGGAGAAATTATCTCGATAGAGAAGACAGCAAAAAAAATAAATACAACGAAAACAATACAAAAGAAACGTATACAACAAGACAAGGAACAAAACTAGCCTTACCTATATACTATAGAAACAAAATATATAGTGAAGAAGAAAAAGAAAAATTATGGTTAAAAAAATTAGATGAAGAAGTAAGATACGTATGCGGAGAAAAAATAGATATTAGCAAAGGAAATGAAACATACTATAAGATACTAGAATGGTATAGAAATAAGAATAAGAGATTAGGTTATGGAGACGACAGCAAAAATTGGGAACTTAAAAGATATGAAAATGAAAGAAGAAATTTAAAAACACTAACAAGAATAAAAAACGCGAAATAACAATCACCATAGGCCAAGGAGGAAACCTCCTCTCCCTATAGTGATTAATACTAATATGTTAAATAAATGTTAAAATGAAAAAATATAAAAAAAAATATATAAATTTGGGACAGATAGAATTATTTGAAGAAATAAACCAAAAAAAAATAAATGAAATAGAAGTAAAAAAAGCATTGATATACATACCATGGCAAGTAACATTATGTAATGGATTTAAATACGAAGAAAACATAAAAAAAAATCATTATGACAACAACAGAAAGAGCAATACTACTATATAAAACAAAAACAAGAGAATACAATAGATATGTATGTATGGGAAAACAATACCAGACACCAGAATGGAAAGAAATAACACAAAAATTAAAAAAACTATATGAAAATGAAAAATTACTATAACAGAATAGAAGATCTAGATAAAGAATTAGAATTACTAGAACAAGAAGAAAAAAGAATTAAAATAAAAATCAAAATAAGAAGAATAAAAATAACAGAGTTGTACAAAAAAATAATAACTAAACACGAAAATTATGAGATAAATGAAAATTAACAAATGGTATACTATATCAGAGTATGTAGATATCGAAACAGGAGAAATAATAAATAAATTAAAACATAGTAAAGAATACTATACAATTAAAAAAACAAAAAAAATAGAAATACATGAAAACTACGGAACAATTAAATACATTTACGAGTGTAGAAACAAAGGACAAACAAGAATCTTCGATTGATGTAAATTTCGAAAATATAGAAAATACACCATTCACAAT